GGGAATCTTTAAGCATCTAAAAGGATATAATATCCCTTGAATATCGTTATGAATCAATAACTTAATGATTGCTTTTGGTAATCTTTTGGTAAAGGAGGGGTTTCAAAAGGTAAAAGGAGGGGGCTATGGGGGAATTTGCTATCAATGATTATTAAAAAAGGCTCTCAGATTTTTTATAAGAAATCTTAAAGCCCTCTTAAAGCAACCCAGTAGCCACTACAAACAGAGGTGAGGAGTCTTGAGGAGTCTTGAGGTATCTTGAGGAGTCTTGTAACACTTAGGCATATAGTTAATGTTACTGACTATGTGTTATAAGTTAGTCTTTAATAGGTGGGTTTAATCACCCACCATCATCAGTCTTAAAGACTACTTATAGATATACGGGGGGGGCATCTATACGGTACGTTAATCTAAAACAGAGGGGGTATCTGAAAGCCCCACAGCACAAGGGCTGTAGAGCGTTTTCAAACACCTTTTTTACATCCAAGTAAGGTCTTTAGTAGATTGAGCTAGTTGAGAGGTGTTAAGGTTGCCAAGGAACTTCTCTATTTCTTTGTCCATTAGCTCACTTCTACGCTCTCTTATCTGCTCGTCAGCATCAGCAGCCATTTGTTCTACCCAGTAGGCTACAGCCATTGCTAACACATCTAAGCGGTCATCATGGGCTAATGCGCCACGATCTTTAGTTATACGTGTCATCTGGTAGAACAGACTGTATCGCTGTGCTACATCTTGAGGATACTTTTGGATTGAGTCGTAGTCTTTACGTATGACTTCCCTATCTACTATAAGCCTGTGTTGATTCATAATAGGTTCTAGGGTATCTATAATACGTAACTCCTTTTGTTTGGAGTGTCGTACTTCTTCCAAAGTCACGGGATACTCTCTACTAAAGTAAGGCTTGATAAGTTCACTGAACATACCATCACCAAAGTTACTTTCTATAAGAACGTAGTTGACCTTATGCTTCTTAGCAATGTCTACAAGACTCTCTAAGGTAGGTTTAGAATAACCACCTTCTACACCGCCAGCATCAGGGCAGTATAGGTATCCATTAAGCATCTTAAGGACTGCATAGGAGGTTTCATCTGAGCCTCTACCAGAGGGGTCAATAGCCATGACTGAACCTGAATATTCAACCCAGTCACCATCCAGCTTAAATGGCTCGTAGAAGCGATCTCCACGCATCCCTAAGTTGGGTACATCCTTAACTTCTAAATGGCTCATAGAGCCGTGTATGGGCTTCTCAGGGGCTTTGTCACGGTCTACTGACATAACCACTAAGTCTTTAAGTTTCAAGGGGTGTCTGTCAGCATCTGAGAGGCTAGTATCTAGCTGGAACTGTAAGGCATAGCCAGAGCGTCCGTAAGACAACTCACGCTCTACAAGTTCATCTTCATCAAAGCGTTTAGGGTCTGTAGGAAACCACTCTAGCTTAGGGTTTTCTTCAAGTTCTTTAAGTAAGCTAGGGGCTATCCTGTCACCGTATCGGTTCTTCTGGTCTTCTTTAGGATACCTTGAAGGCCATATGCGTGTTACATAGCCTTTGTCTTGCAGTACGTCATACAGTGATTCTTCTGTTTGTGGCGTACCAAGATAGATGATTCTTGAAGAGTCTAAAGGTTTAATAACAGCATCAAACTCAGTTACTAGAGTAACGAGCTTCTCACGCATTTGCTGTGTTTGAGAGTTGTTAGGGACTTCTATATCGTCTGCAATAATAAGGTCTGCACGACTACCTGTAATCTGTCCTGTTATACCTACAGACTTTACAGAGGGACTATGGGATGCTTTAGCACCCTGTACGTTAAAAGCTATACGACTCCATAGCTGGTCTTTGTCTGGTACAAGGTGATTAAGCAATGGTATTTCCATTATTAGTCTTTGAGTAAACATAGAGAAGGCATCAGCCCTCTCTTTGGATGCTGAGACCACCATGATTTTTAAGTCAGGGTTAAGCAATAAACGCCACACTACGTAAGCACTTGTAACATAGGATTTACCTACGCCACGGAAGGCTTGAATAATGGAACGTTTAGGAGAGTGTTGCAGATAGTCGGCAATGTCATACTGAACCTTAGTCGGTTCGGGTAGATTAAGGTGTTGCCATACAATATATAAGAAGTTACGGAAGTCCTTTAAAGGGTGTTCTGTCTCCATAATTATCCGTACTAATGTGCTATAGCTTCTTGTAGACTTTCTGTGTCAAACGGCAAGCCTTGTAGTAAGTCATTCAAAGGTGAACCCTCTACAGGTATTGCGTCAATGTTATTGTCCTTCAAGAACTTAATAGCGTTTGAAATATCGGCAGGCTTGGCTTCGCCTGACTTAACGCGTTCTAGTAGTTCTTCAGCTACTGCTGTATGTAAGGTACTTAAGACCTGTTTTAAGTTAGTATCCATTTTTACCTTTCCTCCAAGCCCTGTTTTTACTCTTGGACTTGATACTTAAGTTACTTAAAGCATTGTTAGAAGGGTTACGGTCTTTGTGGTCTACGTCTTTACCGTCACCTTTACGTACAGTGCCTTTTTTAATTAGCATGTTACGAGCTGCATTACGCTTTGCCCTACGTTTCTTTTGTTCGGGTTTTGAGTGATACGAAGCGTATTCGTGCTTGTAGTTTCTCATTGTGTAAGCCCTTTAGCTTTCTCGTAAGTTCTTAAACCGCCAAGGCCGAGTAGAGCCATGACAAGTGTGGTAAGTTCTGCTGCTTCTATAACGGGAAGTTCTGCTGGTAGTGTCAGGTAGGCATTGATAAGCCCAGCAAAAGGTAGGATAAGGAACTGGTAAGCAAGACCAGTTGCACATACCCAGCCTAAAGCAGGTCGCCACCCAGCAACGAACACAGACCTATGCTTGGCTTCTTCAATGTTAGCCATAGCTTGTAGCATGTGAGGTTGCTGGAGTAGTGCAGTCATCTTAAGAGTTGCTTGCGCTTTCTCTTCGTCAGACGTAAAGAGTTCATCAAGACCTTTCATGACACCCTCAGCAATCCCAAGGATAGGATTGAGTTGGGTCATAATAGATTCCTTTATTTAATTACCTAACCACCGACTAAGTACAGACGTACCAACGCCTCCTAAACCCATAGACAATAGCATAGCTCCTGCGAGGAAGCCTTTGCCTTTGACTAGTTGTTTCTCAAGGTCGTTGACACGCGCTGTGAGCTTAGTAGTGGTATCTTGGTGTTCCCTAAGTTGTATTGATAATTGTTCAACGAGGGCGACTAAACGCCCAGCGTCATAGTCAGACATGGTGGACATTTAGTTTATTCCTCAGTTACATTAGTTTCCCAAGGCATGCCAGTAATAACAGTTGGCTGTTTCTTTTCATTAATAACGGCCTCTAACTGTGCTTCCACAACGTCTTTCTCAATATTACTAAATACCCAGCCCAATACTACTTCTTCTGTTAGAGAGCCAAAGTCAGTGCTTGCAGGCTGTGATTCTGGGTCAAAGCTAAGAGTGCCATAAGCGCCCTTGCTAAAGTCACCATCTACAGCATCAACGCCATAATGGACGACTAACACATAATCGTCTGCGGTCTTACGTTCTAATTGATTAATTTTCCAAGTAAAATCAGTCATTATTCAGTCTCCAATGCCACCAAGCGGCTTTCTAAGGATTCAATTTTTGTTAAGGCTTCCTGCAATGCAGCAGTCAGCAAAGGAACTAGTTTAGATTGATCTATGCCTTGATAATCAGGCACTTCACGCTCACCCATAACAGCCTCAGAAACAAGGTGCTGCTCTGTGCGTTCTTCTTGGGCTTCTGTGATTACGTTGCCATCTTCGTCTAGGACTTCATCAACAGCAGGAATTACAACGTCCTCATAAACAGCAGGCGTTACTTCGTACTCCTCTGTAGTCATTGCGTCTTTAGTACCGCTTACAGCTTCAGGTACAACTTCCTGTGCCTCATGGGCTAAGAAACCATCTACCCTTGTGCCATCAGCTTTCCATGCAAAATTAACTGGGTTAAGTTGCATCAGTCGATCAGAGGCGTTAG